AATTAATGCTGCTAATAACACTATAGATCGTCAAAAAGAGATCCAAAAATTAGTTAAAGATGCAACCAATGATGCAACAAAGGCACAGCAAGACCAAGCAAAAGCCTTAAACATTTCAACGGAGGCATATAAGAATTTAACTAAAGCTCAACGAGATTACATTACCCAAGCTAAACAAGATGTACTTAGGGAAGGGTATATAAAGACACTTGTAAGAGAGGGGGTAAGTGTAGATAAAGCGAATGTTTATGCAGATGCACAAGTCGCAACAAATGGAGAAAATGCTTTTAAAGCACCATTGTCAAAGGATGTGCTACTTGCTGCCCGCGAGAACTTCAATCTAAAAAACTATACTTTTGGGAAAGCTGAGTTAGAGGCAATTGCTCGTGCACAAGGTATTGCTAAGGCAAATAATTTTGCTCAGATTGAAAGTTTGTATGGTTTGCCTGCTGGAACATTGGCAGCCTTGATTCTTCAAGAGTCTGGAGGTAATCCAAATGCAATTAGCCCAACTGGGGCAAAAGGACTATTTCAGACCACAGGAATTTACAGAGTTGGCAAAAATTTAAGCACAATTGAGGCTCAGGCAACAGAAGCAGCAAAATATATCAGCAATGGTGTTAAAGAATTTGGAAATTTTGCAGATGGTGTTACCACTTATAACTCAGGTGTTGCAGGGTTATGGGATTACAAAAAAGGTGGGAGATCGCCCGCTAAACGCAAGGAGATTGCAGGATATGCACCAGGTATTCAACGTTGGATGGCTGGTGTAAATGGCAAGTCTACTGTAGACAATTCAATTTTAATGCCCACTCAGGCAGATCAACTTGAATTGATCAATAAAGCTGCCGAGTCTCAACAGGCTATTGATGATACAAGAAAAGAAGTTAACGCACGGTATTACACTGAAGCTCAACGCCTTGCCAAGGAGCATCAAGATAATATTGATAAGATCACACTTGCGTACGCTGGTACACCGCAGTTAAAAGAAAAGCTTGCTCAAGAGAATGCATTATATGCCGCTCAAATTGCAAAACTTGAGTCTGATAAAAAGGAAGAGTACAACCAGTACTTTGCTTTTGAAACTGATCGAATCAAGCAGATTGAACAAAACTTTGATCGACAAAAGGAGTTAATTGACACTAATGCCGAATATGAGTACGGGAAATCGAAAAAAGCTTTAGAGATTAAAGCTGCTCTTGAGCGTCAAAAACAAGTTGAAATTGCTGCCATAAAACGCGAAGAAGATGCACAAATTCAGTCGGCGTTTGAGGGTTATCTAAACCAGACTGAAATTGTTGTGAAGCGTTACCAACGTGAACGTGAAGAAATACTTCAAACTTATAGTTTAAGTAAACGTGTTCGCGAAGAGATGGCAAAATCTAAGGATTATGCAATTTTTGAAACTTTAAACCAAGCTTCTGACAACGTCTTTCAAGTTGGTCAGAACTCTGCTCAATCTCTATTTAATAGACTTAATCCTGAAGAGTTTTCAAAGTTTAATTTGCAAAATCAATATTCTTCAGATTTCGGAGGACTCCAAACATCCTATAACGATGAAGTTGCTGGAATAAGTGCAATATCAGATGAGAATCTTCGCAATTCTATGCTTTTAGATGCACATGAGCAGTATTTGCAAGCGAAAGCTGCACTTGATGCAGATTACGCACAAAAAGAGCGTGATTTGGATCAACAGAATTTTGAAACCAAAATGCAAGTCTATTCGCAAATTGCTGGAATGACTGGGCAGGTCTTTTCAGACATGACCGCACTATTAGAGCAAAGTGTTGGGAAGTCAAATGCACTTTACAAAACTATGTTCTTTGCCTCTAAGGCTGCTTCAATAGCTCAAGCAATTGTTAATACGGAGGAAGGTGCTACTAAGGCACTGGCGCAAGGTGGCGCTTATGGGAGTGTTTTGGCTGGAGTTGTTAGGGCAACAGGTTACGCTTCAGTTGGCATCATGGCAGCTCAAACAATCCAAGGTATGGCCCACAACGGTATAGATAATATCCCGCGTGAAGGTACATGGCTTTTAGATGGCGGTGAACGTGTACTAAACCCTCAACAGAACAAAGATTTGACGAATTATTTAAATAATCGTCAAAACGGGTCTAGTGAGGGCAATGTGCAAATTAGTCAGCAAATTACGTTTGCTGATGGATCTGCAAGCGTCAATACACAAGGGCAAAAGCAAATTGCTGAATCTCTGAATAATGCAATGGACGCATGGGCTAGACGTGAAAGTCGTCAAGGCGGTGTCTTATTTAATCTAGTGAGACGCTAATACCTAAATTTAACCACTTAAACCCAAATAAACCCACTTAACCGAGTGGGTTTATTGCTTTTCAGGAAGTGAGAATATGAAGGCAATTCAATTTAAGAAAACAGGCCAATACACCGGTAATTGTGATGAAGTAACACGTTTACTGGGCGGCACAGTAACCTATGTTGGTCAACGTGGAAGAGAGGCAAATAAGACTTATGAACGAGATGGGGAAGCTTTCCCTATCCAATTCGATGATTGGCTTGTAGATATTGAAGGTGTGATTCTTGTTTTGAGCGAAAAGCAATATGAAGCTCTTAAATCGGTGGCTCATAAGCATATAGGGTTAGGTGAGGCGATTGCGCGGCATGTCAATGAGTACTTAAGTCAACAACAGCGACAAGGCGGTTTATTATCAAAGTAACCCACTCGAATGAGTGGGTTTTTTAATGGGAGTACAAAAGTGAAAAAGTACATTATGACTTTTCTGTTTGCTTTATTGATTGCTGTAGTTTTCTACATAAGTGCAAATTTAATTGATTTTAATCTAATTGAATATGCAACGGGTTTCGTCTTTGGATTGTCATTCACCCTCATTTTTAAAAAAGAATCTAAGAGTACTAAAATTGCTGACTTAATGGACAAGCAATTAAAAGAATGGGGAGTTCGTGAAAGTAGGCGGGCAGGTTTATTCGCTCCAGATCAAGATACGAAGGATCTAGAAAGTTGCAAAAAACGTTTTAAAGATAGTCCGGTTAGTATGAAAGTTGAGTGGTCAAAAAAAGATGAGTAATCGTAAATTCACTTGGTGCCAAGATTTAGAGGGTAATTCAGGTTCGCAGAGCTTTAATACTTTGTCTTCTAAGTTCGGTGACGGTTATGAACAAAACATCGCCATAGGTATCAATAACCGAGCTGGTGAATGGACTTATCAAAGAACGGCTTATAAAGCCGAAATTATGCAAATCAAAGCATTCTTTGATGACCATAAAGGAGCGGACTCATTTCTGTGGGATTCACCTTTAGACGGTGAGGTCCGAGTAAAAACAGGTGAATATCAACCCCGCTGTTTAGGCGGTGATGTTTGGCAAATCTCAACAACATTCACCCAAGTTTTTTACCCTTAATTTAAACCCCTTTGAAGCCCCTTTTTAGGGGCTTTTTTTATGCGAGTAAGAAAATGACAATTCAAACAGTAAATCTAGGTTCAGCTCCGACTGGCGCAGGCGGCGATACATTCCGTTCAACTGGCGCAAAAATAAATGAAAACTTTACGAATAACAACCATGCAGCTAGTCGTTATGTAGGTACTGCTGCTGGGAATGTGATGGAGGTTGGCGCTTTTGGAGTTGGAAAGTCAATTCTATTAGGTAGTCAAAAATTATCAACATTGAGGGGAAATGGTAATGCCTTTTATTGGCAAAATAATGGTAATAATATTTCAAGTGCTGGAGACTATCCTGACAACAATTCTCAGGCAATTATTAATTTAGATCTTAACGACTCAACTGATGCTTGTGCGCAATTAAGCATAACGCATAACTCCGATTTTTATGTCAGGTCTGTAAACTGGAATGTAAATACGTTTCAGCCGTGGCGTAAAATCTTGTCATCAAAAAATACAACTGTGGATGCAAATGGTTTCATTAAGTCAGCATCACCCGTTGTTAAATTGTTTGCAGATAAAATCGAACCTAACGATGAAGCAGCCGAACAACCACTTTCATTTGAGAAGTTGGGTATTGGTCATTATTTAGTTAAAGGTTCTTCTGGATTCGCTAAAGAAGGCTGGTGGATTGAAATTCCAACTGACACCCATGGTAATAAGATTTGTGCAGTTGAATATCAAACTCTAGAGAATGGTGATCTTGAAATTAAAACGTTCAAGAAAAAGCTAAATGAAGATGGTGACATTGTTGCTAATCTTGATGCACCAATCGATATTCCAAACAATGCAAACGGTGAGCCGCGCTGGATCGATATCCGTTTAAACAGTATTAAAAAGACAATCGTCAGAAAAATTCCACGCACTGAAAAACAACCGCGTTTGGTCCAGCAAATCAAATATTCAATGCAGCCTACCTTCATGACCCGTTTAACTGAACTTATTGATGATGACGGTAAGGTTGTAATGGTGGATGGTAAACCATTCCAGAAAAAAGAAACTTATCTAGTCACCGACTCTTCAGGAATGGCAACTCTCACAAAACAGCCTGTAATTAATGAAAATGGTGAACCAGTATTCGAATGGGTGCAAGCAGTAGATAGCGAGGGAAATCCTGTTTTTGACGATGTTCAAGTTATGGACAAAGACGGAAATCCTATTTATGACGAGGTGACTTATGACCCTGAATAGTGATTTCCAGAAGCTTTATGTAGATGGATTAATCCATTTGTATGAACTAGATGCCAGCAGTTTAG